ATGAAATTTAAAAAATGTCTTCTGCCTGTGGCAATGTTAGCGTCATTCACTCTGGCAGGATGCCAGTCAAATGCTGATGATCATGCCGCCGATGTTTATCAAACCGATCAACTGAATACCAAACAAGAAACTAAAACCGTTAATATTATTTCCATTCTTCCCGCAAAAGTTGCCGTAGACAACTCCCAAAATAAACGAAACGCACAAGCCTTCGGCGCGCTTATTGGTGCAGTCGCTGGCGGTGTTATTGGCCACAACGTCGGGTCTGGCAGCAATTCCGGAACGACGGCAGGTGCAGTTGGCGGCGGAGCTGTTGGCGCGGCAGCGGGTTCTATGGTGAATGATAAAACCTTAGTGGAAGGTGTTTCTCTAACGTATAAGGAAGGCACCAAAGTGTATACCTCCACCCAGGTGGGTAAAGAGTGCCAGTTTACGACAGGTTTAGCCGTTGTTATTACCACGACGTATAACGAAACGCGTATTCAGCCAAATACCAAATGTCCTGAAAAGAGCTAATGATCAGGAGGAGTCATGAAGAAAGTTTTTCTTTGCGCCATCTTAGCCTCCTTAAGCTATCCGGCTATCGCCTCATCATTGCAGGATCAACTCTCTGCTGTCGCAGAAGCGGAACAGCAAGGTAAAAATGAAGAGCAAAGGCAGCATGACGAATGGGTCGCGGAGCGCAACAGGGAAATCCAGCAAGAGAAGCAACGTCGCGCAAACGCCCAGGCCGCCGCTAACAAAAGAGCGGCAACGGCAGCGGCAAATAAGAAAGCTCGTCAGGATAAACTGGACGCCGAAGCCTCTGCGGACAAAAAACGCGATCAAAGTTATGAAGATGAGCTACGCAGCTTAGAGATTCAGAAACAAAAACTGGCGCTGGCGAAAGAAGAAGCCCGCGTTAAGCGAGAAAACGAATTTATCGATCAGGAACTGAAGCACAAAGCTGCGCAAACCGATGTGGTGCAATCTGAAGCTGACGCAAACAGGAATATGACTGAGGGCGGTCGAGATCTGATGAAAAGCGTGGGCAAAGCAGAAGAGAACAAATCGGACAGCTGGTTTAACTAAGCGATGTCAGTAACTTCAAGCCTATGATTCGTGAGTATAAAAAACCCTCTGTAGTAACAGAGGGTTTTGTTCATTCATAGTGCAGGGTCAAATCATTCCCACTCAATTATTTACGGCAGCCATAACCAATTGAGTGATAACATTTTTCCAAAACTTCATTTTTTTAGTACCGTTTTATATACCGTCACCGGAAATCAGTACCATGAAAAATGCCATGCTATCTTGTCAGGGTGTCATACTGTTTTTCGCAGACTCTTCCGGCTTCGGCTGCCTGGTCAGCATACTCTGCCAGTTGTCTGTTTCTCTCGAGAGATTTGCTGAGCACGTCGGCAAGCAAAACTCCGGTATCTGCGGCTGACGCCCCAGCGCCGACAATGGCGTTATACTGCCTGAGCTGCTCACGGATGGCAACGAGCTGTTGCTGCAACCTGCCAGCGCGAGCGGCAGCATCAAGAGCATCATTGCGCGCCTGGTCGATCCTCTGCTGCGCTTTGCGTTCATTGATCGCTTTCTCCTGTTCGTAGTGCTGACGAACTATCTCATCTTCGGCTTTGCGCTCTTCCTTCGCCTGCGCATACCCGGCGTCGTACTGACGACTGCCGTGCACATTCCAGGCAACAACTCCTGATGTGGCAAGAACAGCAAGCATCGCCACGATAAGCAACTGTTTCCAGTATGCTTTTACGAATGCCCAGATCATACAGCCAGCACCTTACTGGCAATGATGTATCGCGCGCGCCGGTCATCAATGCCGTTCCTGCCACCATTGATAATCAGAGTTACACGTGCAATATCGCCGGTATACTTCATGCAGCCTTTGCTGGAGAAGAACCAGGCCGCGCTACGAGCCGCGTATTCGTCCTGTGCCAGCAGTTCAGGATTCTCCAGCAGGTCAACTTTCAGACCGTTTCCGCAGTCACGATAGTTATTCAAGCCGGTAATCTGGATAAGTCCGCGACCTCGGTAACTCCAGCCATCGCCAGGAGCATTGTTACCCATGCGTTTGCTGTACACCAGATTTGCGATCGCGCGCTGGCGCTCGAGTGGTAATGGCGGTTCACCAGCACGGCGACCCAGTGCATTAGCCTGTCCCTGAGTGAGACGCCCAGCCCGAACGAAGTTAGCCAGTCCGGTGACGCTGTAATTGAAATTCTCCTGCAACCTGGTGAAGCCTCCAGACTCATGCCCGACCTGAGCAATAAACATAGCCTGATCTTCTGGTTTGCTGATACCAAACTCTCTCATCGCAGAAGTTATATGCGAGAACCAGCGTGCAGCCAGCGCCTCGCTGATACCAGCAGCTCGCTGGAATTGTTTAATCTCCATGTTTAGACCTCGATACTTTGAAAATTTGAACGACGTTACCGCGCGTTTTAATAACCGCAGCTAGCATGACAGCGTTGATAATGACCTCAGATAAATCCACAGCCATTGGCGTGCGGAACCAGATTGCATAGGCAACACGAACCGGAATACTGGCCGCAGCAACAATCAGGAAATAAGCAAGCCACCCCCCCCATCTTCGATGTTGAGCTCCGTTACGCCGGAATGTGACAACGCGAATTGCTATGCCAGCACAAATAACTGCATTGGTGATAAGCAAAAAAAACTCATGCGTTACCATCGTCTTTTCTCCCCGGAATTAACTCGCGTGGATTATCAGAACGGTGGTAGAGCCAGATGCCAATTCGCACTGCGACAATTGCTGATACGAATGCGCCAGCAGAGAAAACAATACCTTTCTCAAAAGAGTCCTGCGTGATGGTAGGTATCAGGCTGGCTATGCCGATAAGAATTGATGCTGCTGGTTTGTAGAAAAGAAGTCCGCAGAGAAAGCTAAGCATCGACAAGAGCACGCGACGACGAATGTGATACTCTACCGCCGAGGTAACAAAAATTACCGCGCCAGCCAAAGCCCCCAAAGCAACCTCAGGAGGCACTCCTGCTATCACCGCCGCCAGAGAACTCATGCTAAGCCACTGATTTAAAGTTTCACTGGTTAGTTGAGCTGACATATTTTCCACCATTTATATGCATAACGACCTCCTGAATAGTAAAGCATTATGCATAATAAACCATTTATGGTTTTTTGTTACCCCTACATTGTCATTTCTATATCTTTCACACCAGAAAAAGATCTCACTATCACGACTTGTTAAGCCTATTGCCATGCCAGAACATTTCAATCCACAGGCATTCTAACTGGATGTGTTCACTCGCAATAAATTACTTACAACAGACTATCGAACAGTAAATAAATATTCATGCAAGAATGAGAAAAGCGCCTGCACAGGCATATCACAAATAACATTATTTTTTACTACATCATAAAAAATCGCGTTGTAATTTTGTATGTATTTCGTTATTGGTAATTATTTTATAATCCAATAAAACAGGGAGGATTACTAATAATCTCCTCCCTGCATCCATATAATAAAATATATTAATTAGTTATTTTTCCTTCCAATTCTTCAATCCTCTTTATAATATTTTTCTGACGTATACCTAATGCAGCAATCATTAGATACTGTAATTCATCATTTCTGAATGCATAGCGTTCTCCTGCTTCATGCGTAATAGTTATAGCCTCACGAACAAGGTTACCTTCATCATCATAAACAGCAGGATCTGTATCTGCATATGCATCCCATCTGTCATAGCAGATCGCTCCGTATTTAAATGGATCAAGTCCATTCTCTCTGAATATTTCCATTGCCCGTTGCACCGTAAGTCCGGCATGAAGTCTGGCATCAGCTCCCTTATTTTTTACACTATCAAGCCATTGATAAAAACCAATTTCATCAACAAGAGCTAACCCAACAGCCTGCTCTTTATCGGAAAGAGTTCTGACTTCCGTTTTCTCTGTTGCATCAGATGTATTTATAGTTGCAGTCCCTGCGTAGACCTGAGAAAAGCGGTTAACGGACCTTCCAAGTGATACCTGGTTATCAGTTGTTGGCCTTAATGTCGTCGTCGCCCATGTCGATGTAGTATCTTTAGTCGCAGAAAATACTGTTACATTCCCCTGCTTAAGTCTGACGACACCTCCATCTGTAGAGGCAAGTATCAACTCACCAGCCGCAGATGGACAATCAGCAGCATGGATATCAATATAAGCACCACCTGCAGTATTCCCATCTTTAGAACGGAACTGCATACCTCGAAAGTTTGAGTCGAATACTGCTTTCGTACTTACCCATGAATTATTGTCATGTCCGTAATCTGTATCAAACAGGTTAAGGTTATTTCCATAATTCAACTCGAGGGATTTGGTATACTCTCCAATGGCTTCGTCAAATATCGCAATAGTAAATGAACCGTGCTCACGGTTAAAGGCGATATCAGTTCCAGCATAATATTGATGCGCGGTTCCGGTATACGGATCGGATTCTGCGCCATGCACTGGATGGTTGCCAAGAATATCAGACAGGTTTGCTACTCCAAACAGATGCTTATTTCTGCGAGTATAATCGCCTGATTTATATGTTGCACCTGAATCCCATTCACCATTTGTCGCTGCAAGCGATGTTTTTAACCAATAAGACCTGTTTGTCGGAAGATTTCCCTTGTTATCACCAGTAACAGTACTTACCCAATTTTTGCCACGATGACTTACAACATCCCCTGCGCTTTTCCATACATCCATAGCACCACAGACAAGTTCATCACCTCTTATTGCCAGCCCTTCAGGCTCAAAGCTAACCGGAACTCCGATTTTAGAGTCAGAACCATTTAACTGAGTCTCTGTATAAAGTGATGCGGCAAGTGATACAGGAAACGAACGTATTAGCGTACCACCCATATCATAAATCTGGACTGTCCTTACGCATCTTGCAGGAACGCCACCCCAAATTGTGTAAATATATCTGCTATCTGATGTAATACCCTGAAGTGTTGCACCATACTGACCTTTACCACGAACAAGTGGAACAGGACCATTAATCGGTCTAACTTTCATTGGGCTAGAAGAAGATTCCACTTCTTTGCGATCATATACATATAAAAATCGGCCAGTCCCAGTGTTTGATGTCGCAATTAATATGACATATCGCCCATCATTAGATACACAAATACTTGCCCGCTGCGCAAGGTTAATCAGATTATTATCACCAGGCTCACCAAATACTCGGTAATGAGTTATATCTTCAGCAGATGTTGATGCCCCTTTCCATTTTGTCTTTGAATACCCCTTCCCTCCTAGAGAGGAACCAGTCTCAGCAATTGTTGTTGTAAACAGATATAGTTCACCGTTCTCTATTGTGGCAGAAAGATCTGACCCGTGACCAAGAGGCAATGGCTCTGTAAATGTCACAACAGAAAGAGTTGAACCATCGCTTGTATAGTGCCACTCACTGATCCTTGTGAGGGTGTCCGTTCCCCAGTTAGAACCTCCAACCTGTTGAGTGATAAAAACCTTCTCAATACCTTCATGCCTTACACAAGCTATTCCCTGCAATGCGTTTTGTGCATTCGCATATATAGTTGGCGCATTGATATCATCACCAAAATTCAGGGTCGCAAGTTTTCTTTGTCCAATGGAGAAACTTTGCATCGGCGGATTAACGGAAATGCGAACACCATTACTGATTAGAACACCATCACCGGAGAAGCGTGAAATATCTATTTTCGATGCATCAACTATATATTCCCCTGCAGGAACATGAACAATTTTAGAGTTTAACTGTGCATTTATAAAAGCATTTGTATCATCATTAATTAAGTCTGCTTTTGCCCCAAAATCCTTTACGCTATAAACGTCACGCATCTTATCCTGGAACGTTCGGTATACTGCTCCAGAACCATACTGAATAAACCATCCGAAACCACCGACAACACCAGCAATTGCAGCATCCACATACTTACGCATTGAGCGATTATTTACAGCATCCTGCTCAAATGATGGATCTGCAAGGTTAGAAATTTTGTTTTGCTTTGCATCGTAATATTTTGCAAGCAAAGATGGTTTCATCAATGCACGTCTGAACCACCCAAAACATTGCTGGATCAGCATCGTCAGGTAGTCAAAGGCATCTTCATGCACTTCGGGGAAAAATTTTCCCTGATTGCGAAGGTCTGTCTCCTGCACTACATCAAGCACACGATCTATCGTAATTCGCCATCCAGCAGCAAGCGGCGACGGAAGAACCACAGAACCGCCACTATAAGTGCCCGCCCCAGTTACCGTATAACCGGTATCCAGAACCAATTCTGTTACGTTCCCGTTCAGGTCAGACACCTGAACAACCAGGTCTGATTTTTTGAAAATACGGAAGGTATACGGAAACGATGTCGTAACGCCGTTACCGGTGTATTCGTTGTGGTCAACTTCGGTTGAGACCGTCATGTTAAATCTCCAGATAGTCGCAGCACCCGTTGCGCCGCATATCTGGTTATTCTATTACCTGAAAAACCACATATGGATAGAAAGACTGTGAATACGAATAGATATTACCTTTCGGGTAATTTGCAAAACGTGCTGGATAGCAAACAAATTATTTGCTACTGTATAAATATACAGTTATTGCATGGAGAAGATAAGATGCAGCAGTATCACTATCCACTGGAAGACGGATTTACCGAAAGGATTCACACGCCGGGAGGCGTCAGGTCACTGGTGGAGGGATCGCATTTGATGAAATTACTCCGGGATCTCGATAAGGATGGATTTAATGTCGATGGCCCACTTGCCGAACTGACTGCACTGATTAACTACGTCACCAGCTCACAGATGTCTATGCGGGATCTGCAAACACATCTCGACTATTGTGCCGAACAATTACGAAAACAAACCAGATAAGATTTGAAATTACCAAGAGGAGTGCTTATATTTACCTTTGCGGTAAATTTACATCGCACTCCTCTTGTGCCATAGTAATCGGGCACTGGCAAAATCCAGTGCCGGGATTGGCGTCCCGGATTACTAAAAGGCGTATTCACCGCGCAAGCGGTTTTTTTATGCGTATAGCACGGCCACATTCGTATTATGGTGGGCTGTGTGGGGGCACCGAAAGGTGCGCCGGGTCCTTTTAGCCGGTTACGCCAACCCTGCACAGTTCACCACCAACCGATTGGCGTCGGTAGTGGTGATTAACCAGACTAAAAGGTAACCACTATGACAGCTACAAAAAGCACGTCCATTTTTTCTTTCGAATCCCAAGCCGATATACGAGTAATCGTCATTAATGGTGAGCCATGGTTTATCGCTTCAGATGTTTGTCGGGCTATAGGCATAGCAAATCATCGAGATGCTGTTAGAAAACTTGATGATGATGAGAAGGGCGTCGCTTCAACCGACACCCCTGGCGGTGAGCAAGAATCGATCATCATCTCCGAGTCAGGCCTCTACACACTGATCCTCCGCTGCCGCGACGCAGTGACACCAGGCACTATCCCCTACCGCTTTCGTAAATGGGTTACAGGTGAGGTTCTTCCTCAGATCCGCCGCACCGGAAGTTACATTAAAAACTCGCTCCCGCAGGAAGAACGCATAAAGATAGTTGCCGACCAGGTAGCCAACGCCACAGCATCAGCAGTGATGCAGGCAATGAAGATAGAGAACAAAACCTACAGTGCCCCACTGAAGCCCGGCTACCGCAGCCTGATTCACTCGCCGTCGGGTGTTCTCGGCCTGACGGAGAACTCACTGCTGATGAATCTGCTGAACCAGTTGCAGGACGACGGGCACGACGTATCGGGCGCGGCGGCGGAGCTGACCACCATGTTCTGCTACATCGTCGGTGTGAGCAAATGCCTGCGTGATATCCAGACCCACGCGGAGTACATCAACGACAAAGCAGGGTTCTTCTGACGGCGGCGGCACAGGGATGTGCCTTTAAATAATTCTGTACGATTGCAGACTGTGGGTGAATAGCGTACTATTACCTCAAGGGTAAACGGATTGGTTTCATTTTTATTAATCCGTGTAATGAACTTATGAGATATGAGGTAATGTCATGCGAAACGAAAAATTGCAGATGCGTAGAGCGCAAGCTGCCGCAAGACGTTCTTTCAATGGAAGCGTAGAGTACGTAAAAGTTACTATGACAAAAGATCACGCAAGTCGCGTATCCCGCGCTTTCTTTGATTCTCGTAACAATAAGGAAAATTATGAGTTCGTCTGCGTCGCAGAATGATAAAAATCAAATTGTCAGATATAAGGGTCGAGTATTGCATACGCAAAATTTCTCGGCCCTTTGTGCATCTGATCTTGAGCTGAAGAAAGTATCTGATGCCTTTGCCCAGTATTGGAAAACGGGATACCATCCATCTCTTGGTAAAGATGCTGCATTTGCTCGTCCGACAGAAATGCTTAAACTAAATGTCAGGCATACTCATGTCGATAACCAAGACTATATTCCAGAAGATAGTGATAAAAAACACACTGGTAAAAAATCATCTTGGGATGCATGGAAAAATATAGCGTCTGTACAAGTAAAATGCATACCAACAAGTGATTGCTTTTTAGTTTATTCGGTAAATCACAATCGTGATGCGCTGGTTATGTTTTTTGTTGACGCAGATGCTCACAACATAACTGAGCAAGAAGAGTTTAAAGAGGAAGCAATCACTATCAGTTATCAATTCTTTGAGAAAACAAAAACAGAACCAATGCCTTTAGAAGAAGATCTTTTTTCTGATAAATGGAAGGAATAGCCCGCAGCGCAGGCTTTTTTGTGGACGAAACAAAAGTCAGTGCTACACTCATTGACGCCACATTGAGGTGGCTTATAGATGGAAATTTCACAATGAAAAAAGCATTTGCTGCACTGTTCGTTTTGTTGTCTCTGGTAGCTTCAACTCAGGCCTTTGCCGGTCGTTGTCAGCACGACAGCGATACTGCTGCAGACGGCTCCCGCTGCGGTGGGCGTTCTGCGGATTCCCGCCCGGGCGGCGGTGGCATTCGTTAAAAAAACAAGGCCGCGAAAGCGGCCTGTGACATGTCACGACTTATAAAGATGACTGATATTTTACAACTCTGTTCATGGCATCTTTTTTCACCGAGCTGATATCAGTTCTTATTTTGGCTTCGTCATTACTGCTTATCATGCTATTAATTTTTTGCACTGACATGCCGTTTCTTTCAGCCATTGCACATACAGCAGCATCGTATGAAGAACTCGCTGCGATGGATATCACCTTGTTACACTCAAACACAGCACCTTCAGCAATATCAGATGCCGATGAGGCTGGCTTGGTATAAGTCTTGACGTAGTGATCAATACAACTATCCTTCGCCGTCTTGGCAAGAGAAAAATCCATTTTAACTTTGTCGCAATATGCCTTATCAACACCGTCATAAACATCATAGGATGTCGAGCAAGCGGATATCAAAAATACCGATAACAGCAATAATTCCTTCATTGTTGTTCCTTATTGCGGAGTGACATCCTGAGGTCGCCACCAGTATGTCTGGTTAAACTCTTTCTTTGAACGTTGCTCCATTTTACGCAAATAGCCTGGTGAAAAATACTCCTGCATCTGGTTAAAGATCATGTGATCGAGAGCCGCCTTCAAGTACCAGAGATTCGCACCAGGCATCAAACCTTTCCCAAGCTTAACCAAATCACCACCAGTCTGCTCATTCTTCCCTTCCACAGCATTTAACGGTATGCCCTGAGCAATCTTCACTACGTCATCAACCAGACCAGCTACCGGGCCAAGCATCGACGCTAGTGCGCCGCTCCCGTACCTGGTGTGGTCAGAGAAAAGAAAATCACCATACAACCCTGCCCCACCACCTTTTAAAAATGCATTTATCCAGAATTTAACCATGTTGTCACCGGTCATTTCTTTTGGATTTCTCCCATTAATAAGATCAGTAATCTGCATGGAAAGAGCACCAAGCATGGTTGTGCTTGCTAAAAACGTTGCTATATATACCGCACGCCCACCAGCAGACGGCATCCCCATAGCTCTATGCCAGTGACGCATAACTACCGAGATAGGGAACGATTTAAACAGGAAAACACTTCTCGTTAATTCACCTTTCCATGTTCCACGCTGAAGACCAGACCCTACGAACATCTGTTCACGTGCGCCCGGTGTAATAACAGCCATATCAACTTCTTCAGTTACGGCACCGAGCAGTTTACGCATTGCCTCAAATTTCACACGTTCAGGCTCACCAAGATGTTTAACTGCTGAATCAGGGATACGCATAATGCTTTCCGGTGTCAGCATCGTATTATTACCGTTCCCCCAGTCCTCCTGTTGCGCCAGCTTCCATACGCTCCAGTCTTTGTCAGTAATCCCTTTGCTTTTCAGGATACGAAAATCAGAGTCATCGAGGCTACGAAGGTCTGGTGTCCGTGACACAACTTCTCCCAGGCTTCCCATCATGGTTACGCCATAAGCGCGCTTGTGAGCATCTGACCATGCTGTAAGCCCACTGGCACGCATTACCGCCGTTGCCGCCCAACGAGACACAGACGGCCCCATATTATCCATCGCCCAGCGGTTAACGCTGCCAAGTAGAGATTCCATCGCCAGACCAGCGCGGCGCGCCCGCGCAAGCTCAGTACGGTTCGTTGGGTCCATAGCTTCAAGCTGGTTGCGGAATAACTGGTTCATTGGAAGGTTGGTAACCTTCGCAGACAGATATATGGTTCCAAGATCAGAGAACGATGACAGCAACGCGGATCCGAGCCTGCTGGCAACCAGCCAGTTTCTGATATTGTCAGACCAGCGCGCGATGTGAGGATTCGCAACAGGCTGTGTCTTTCCGGAAATAAAGTTGTACAGGTTCTCTGTTTTGTTCGCCAGCCGCTCGACGCTACCGGTTTTACTCGGGTTAGCTGTTGCCGTTTCTGCCTTCACCTGATCAAGAAGGGAACGGAAAACATGATCGGGGTTTGGACCATATGTTTCCACCAGAGCAATATCTTTACTGATACCTTCCAGGTGACCAACCATGATTTCCCATAGAGAGCGATCACCATAAAGTTGCTGATATTGCAGATAGGAATCTGCATCTTTGAAATGTATCTGTCGTGATGCATTACCACGGTTAGCACGTGCGCCGGAAATTCGCATTCCGGTATCAGTAAGCTTATTCAGCCCACCAGTAGCGATCGTGTTATAAGCCTCTCCAAGAAATTCAGATAACTCGGCATCGTTCATCAGTTGTCCATCGGCTCGGGTATAATATTTGCGATCCAGCTTACCTATAACATCGCTAACCCACTTATCCTTTGATACCGCCCCAACCTTTTCCATAGAATGATGTTGAGGGATCCCCCAGTTTTCGAGATAGCCAATGTCCCCACCAGCATCATTAAACCGGCGGCGCAGCAGCTCTGTAACTTCTCTCCACGCCTTAGCACCTTTTCTTGCTTTAGCATTGCCAGTATTTTGCCCCCGCATTTCATATACCAGGTCACGTACGCCCGCTTCATCTTCAAACAGACCAAAAAAGCGAGGATCAACTGCTTCGAATGCCTCCTGCAATTGACTCAATGCATAATCACGAGTGGCTTTTGTTCTGGACTCAACAGAGAGGAAATTCGATTTACCGTCTGCATTAAAAGCAATAGTACGGTTAAGAGCGCCAAGTTTCCCATCAGCCCCTTGATAGCTATTGATAAATTTATCCAATCTCTGACGTGCGGCTATAGTGAGGGCCACACGACGTTTCTTTAATGCCGCTTCTCGCTGTAATTCTTCAGATGCCAATTGTGCTGCACGATATAGCCGCTCTGATTCGGAAAGTTGTCTCCACGACATCGGGTCATCACGAGCAATGGAGCGCATATTTCGATAAATGCGGTCTTCAATGTTCTGTATTTCTCGCGCCGTTAACGTGCGCTGCGCCGCCTGCTGGACCGCTTGTATACATTCCTGTCTCATTTAATTTAACCTCTCAAGAAACACGCCACAGCGACATCAAACAGGCTTGAATCCTGTATTGCCTGCTCACTTTCCCTGTTCGCTTCATCCAGTACTTCACGCGCGCTGCGCGATTGTGGATTACCATCATCATCCAGCACGGTGATTATCATGTCAGGTGATTCAAGCAGCGAGTCTTCAGCTATGCGCAGATCAATATCTCCCGCCTGATCCGCCATCATTTTTTGTTCTGCCTGTTGCAATATTTTATCAGGCTCAAAAGGAGCTACTTCGTCTGGCGTCCTGACCTCTGCTGTTTTATAGAATGAAACAGCCTGAGCATTAAGTTCACTTTCTGCCTGCTGTCTCCGAGCCAGTTCTGCTCGAGCTTCAAAAAACTGACCGCCAGGCTCGTGCGGTGCCAACGCGTTACGGGAAAATTCTAGGCGTTCTTGTGCCTGCCGGATTCGTTGATCAATATCGCGAAGTCTGGCCTGTTTATCTGATCGAGCACGAGACAAAGCTTTACCGCTACCGGTTGGATCTTCTGCAAGAATTTGTGCACGCTGTTCAGTGAGATTTTCAATAATTCGTTGGCTATTAGCGATTTCAGACTGGTAAACCTGTCTATCTCCACGCGGCAAAAGCTGCGCGGCCTGTTCTTCAAGCAACCGATTTTCTATAGCGCGCGCCGTTACTCCATCATCTACAGATGACAGAGCCTCATTAACTGCCTGAGACAGCAGACTCTTGCGCCCAGGAATTTCACTGAAAGATGCAGACTCAACAATGCTGGCAACGTCTACAGGTCTCCCTTGGCTAACATCAGACATAGCTTTTCGCAGAGCCTGAATGTGAGAATTGCGCGAAAGCACGTTGATAGACACGCCTGGCGCAATATCAATTTCAGCATGATGAGCGGCATTCGCCGCCAGTGCAGCATCGATATCAACTGGTGAAAAATTTGGTGCGTTTATAGACTCGCCGCGAGAGTTAATAAATCTGCCTACACCACCAAACGCCACCCCAAGAACAGCATCAATAGCAATTGCCTGTCGATCCAACACATCATACTGGTTAGCCATTTCGCTATAGCCACCATCACGAAGCGTTTTTGCAGTAAGCCCACGCTGTGCCATACCAAACGCAATATTTGTACCTGCGGCATAGGCAATATCTGGCGTTGCACGTACTGCTGTTGCTGCGGCGCGTCGCACTGAACTCTCACCCGTCCGCGCAAGCTGAGCCGCCACACCTTCCGCCAGCGCACCACCAGCACGTAACCCGAGGCTCATAGGGATCAGTGTTCCGGCACCAGCAGTAATGCCCTGCACTAATCCCGCTTCCTGCGCCGTCCTGAAATCAACACCCTGTGCTGTCAGCCGTTCAAACTCAGAAAAACCCTGTAGCGAAGTTACCGCCGCTGCACCTCCGACAGGACCACCGAGCGTTGTACCGACAACAGCCTGCCCGCCCATATCGAACAACCCATAAAGAACCTGCCCGGCGGTTCCGGTTGTCGCGGCATCAGGCGTCAGCCGCTTAACCTGCTGCTCTGCTAGTTTTCTCTGCTCAGCAATGTATGAAACTGAAGTGTCATTGAGCGAGGTGTTTTCGTTAACAAACTGAGCAATCGGGGATACGATTTTATCCATCCCTGCCCATAGCAACTGATCTGGCTTTGCCACCAGTCCGGAGTACAAACCAGACAATGCCGCTCCTACAGCATTGTCGAAAAAACCAACATCGCTGTTAAAGCCAGCTGGATTTGATGCTGCTTCGTCAAGCTGCTGATTCTGGTTTACTGGATTAAGGCCAAAGTAACTCATTGCGGAATATCTCCGGAGAATCTCTGACGCTTCTGTGTCAGATTAAGAACAACGGGAGAACCATCATCTTTCAGCAGATAACCAGTACCAAGTTTCACCAGGTACTGACTATCGCCGTAACTTTGCAAACCATACTGACCAGGCGGTGTTTTTATCCCGGAGCCGACAACTTGTTCATTCCAAGCCTGATTAACCTGCTTATCGAATTGCTCTGCAGACATTCCCCACGGCAAAAGGACATTCCCCATTCCGTTATAGTCATGCACTCCACCTGTAGCTACGTTAACAGCCTGTTTCCAGACATCATTGTCAATTTCGCCTGATACCACGCCTTTTTTCGCCATCACACCAGCGTAATAATCCTTTGCGATCTCGTATGCCATTGATGCCCCCTGAACGTCACCAGCAAATGCATCCTTCACCATGTCAGAAAACTCAAGGCGAAGATCAGCATCTTTAGGCATCGGAATACCTTTCGCATCATCAGTACCTTTACGAGCCGCCGCGCCAGCAAGAATTGTCTGCGCAGCGGTTTCAGGAGACACGGAAACATCCGGATTAAACCAGTTTTTTTCTGCCAAAATACCACCAGGCTTATCCATCAGTATCCCGGCAACGGCAGCAGATGGAGCGTTGGCACTGATCTGCTGTAGTGCTGACATATACACCTGCCCACCACCAGTGCTCTGCCTGATGGTATCGAGATATGCTGCCTGTTGGGAAACTGGAGCATCACGAAAGAAAACACCGATCTGATTGGCCTCGTCTTTGGAAAAGAACGTCAGTGGAGTGCCATATGACTTAGCAAGGTCACTGACCTGAGCGGCACGCAAGGCAACGCTCTGTCCAAAGTTATCCTTATTGCTCATGTCGATAGGCTTTGCCTGTCCTGAGGCAAGAGAGAACTGCACAGGATCCGACTGCCGCTGCTTTATCACCTGATTTGCAGCCGAAACAACGTTGTCATAAAGAGCTGCGCGAGACGCATAACCCTCCCCTGTCTCACCAGTATCCGGGCGTAATTGCTCAACATATGCTGTAATGCTGCTTGTCGGCATGTTGCGGAAAGAGCCTATATACTGTCCGGCGATCTGCGTATTCTTAAAATCGGTATATCGCAGGTTTCCTTCTCTGACTCCATAAGCTGCAATAAAATCAGCCTCACCAGGTGGGTTAGGAAATTCAACGCCACGCATATACGCAGCCGTCGCATCGCGAACCTGGCTGTCAATCATCGTTTTATATTCAGCCTGCTGCTGCCGACGCAGTTGATCCGCCTGCCGCATAAAACTTGCCTGAGCCTCAGGAGATGCCGCATCGAATGCTGCATTACCGGTATAGCGTTTGGTGTTGGTTGGAATTGTTGATAAACCAAGTGCTGCACTGACACCAGCAGTTAACTGCTGATCACTGTATGGCTGGCTACCGTTCTCATGATGGATAATGGCTGCACAAAGCGCCTTCAGGGTATCAGGATTAGATGCATCGAGAGGCTCATCAGCAGAAACGCCAAGTTGTTCGCACACTGCTTTGATATACGACATAGTGTCATTTTTATCAGCAGGCGGTGCCCAGCGATTAATTATCTCGCTGACGGTATCAATACCCTGCCTCTGATACGACATCAGGTTCCGCCCTAATGCACGAATCCCGTGTTCAGGTGTTTCGAATTTAGCAAATCGACCATCATCACCGGTCTGGCCTACCCACGGATTAGTTTTGCTGTATTCGAGATTTCCTGGGTTATTGTTGCGTATGCCACGGGCACGCTCGGAAGAGTCACTATCTGCTACAGCACGGCGAGCTCCAGCAGCAGTATCACTTAACTCGCCATTACTTTGGATGAATGCGGTCGCATTGTTTGCCGACCACTGGGACAATGCAGCATCAGCAACCTTCTCTTTAAACTCGATTTTCTTGGCCTGGATTTGCTCGTTGCTCCAGCCATGTGCAACACCGTACTCCTCAATTTGCTGGAAAGTTTGCTTGTTAGCCAATACGTATGCGGCGTTGTCGCCATACAATGCTGCGGCATTTTTACCATTGTTCAGCAGTGTCGCCTGAAACTGGCCTTCTTCGTAGGCATTAATTTGCCCTATCTCGTGTCGCCCGGCCTGCGTAGTGAACTGAATGCGCTGCTGCTGCGCCTGCTGCATGAAAGCATTACGAGCCTGTTCATCCGGCAGCGACATAGCCAGTTGTTCGACCTGAGCATCAAACTGCTGCGTATACTCATGGCCTTTTCCAATAGCATTTTTCCCTTTCAGGTTAAGCAATCCTGTTTCAGGATTATTCAGCAGATCGCTGCTTATCTGACTGAGGTTAAGAGATGCCTCCTGAGCCAGAGCGATATTGGCACGCTGTTTTGCCTGCCCCAAAACATCAATTGCCTTTGTCCCTGCCCGAACAAAAGCATCACCAATACCTTGCTGAGAAAACGTCTGCAAGCCTGCTGACTGAACTCCACGACTCTCAACCTGACGTCCGGATACTGTTGGTACGACTGGCATTATAATCCTCCGGGTAATCTGGTTCCTGCTGCTGCCCCGATTGGCGCAGGAGTGCTTTGAGTAAACGGACTCCACGTCCCACCAAACATCTGGTACGCACCGTATGCCTTCAGAGGCGCAGTGAGCAATGTTGTTGCTGCTCCCACATTCCCCTGTTTACGGGCTGAACTGGCTTCTGCTTTATAGTTGGCAGCCTGAACCTGATAACCGTAAGCCTCGCGTTGCGCGTTATTCACCGTCGTCAGCGAATCAAGAGCGCCAAACTGGGCAGTGTCGCCAAATATATCCAGCGCGTTACCTGTAGATAAATCAGCGCCGGTAGCCCCCATTGTCGCCGCCTGTGTACCAAGCCGCTGTCGGGTCTCTCTGCGTCGTTGCTCAGCTTCAGCGTTACCTCTGTTTATTGCATCATTTGCCTGAGCTGTGGCTATATCTGCGTTCGCTTCTGCAACCTTCGAGGCATACTTTCCCTGTTGGTACTGGGTGTATGCCTGAATGCCACTCATGGCGAGCATTGCGCCACCAGCAATAACCGGATCGCACATTATTTTCTCTCCATGTGAAATCTGTGGAAATTAAGACCAAGAGCACCATAAGGCGCGGCTTCTTCAAGCCTGAATCCAAGCCAGTGCAGCCATGCTTTGGCAACATGGTTTCGCTCGTCGACGTAGTTTTCCAGGCGCGGATAAACTGCCAGCATCTGCTGCAATACAGGGCGGCAGTGGCGCAGAAATGTCTTCTGATATTTTTCAATACGGCTGGTTCCTACCAGCCATGGCGTACCATTGCCACCGATCATTGACGCCGGAGATACACCAAACATGGTTACCAGTTCTCCGTTCGCGAACCCTGACCAGGCCATAGTCGCAGTGCGAAGACCAACGCGCAGCGCATCTTCGGTAGTCATCAGCGATACCGCATACAGTTCGTCAATATCAGCCTGACGAACATCCGGCAAAATCATCTGAAGATGCTCTTCGGTAGCGGGAATAATTTGAACATCGATCATCAGAATCCCCCAACAGTAAGGCGAGGAATAACGGCAAGAACAGACAGCGGCAACGGGTCAAGCTGACGGATTTTTACACGCCCGTTTTTGCCCCAGTTACTGTCCAGTTTCACTTCTACTTTTCCGGTAGCATCATCAACAGGATCATCGTAGAACTCGAATTCACGCTGTGGATATTCGTACCATTTACCGCCGGGCGTAGTCGCCCAGATGCCGCGACTGGCATTCACAACCAGAGTAACGGACGGGATCACCTGTTTTTTGTCCAGCAGCGTTTCCTGTCCGTTAATGTTGATATCCAGTGTTTCGAATTCAGCAGTTATTGGCAGGCCGATGTGCACAACAGCCCCCGGTGATTCCAGCGTGACGGCACCTCCGGAAACCACTTTTTGTGGTTCCACGTTCGCATCAGAGAGGATGTTTACGGTCTGGCCTTCAAGATGAGACAAGCCGCCAAATGTCCGGCGCGCCATCTGCCAGTTCGTGGTGGCCACATTCCTGAGGGATGGCGGGACGTTCCTGTTAGCACGAACCACTACTGCGGTATTGCTGGTTACAGAAATAATGTCGCAACGTAATTCTTTTGACACTTCATCGCCAGTATCAGGATCAGCTCCGGTATAAGGGAACTGTAGTTGCGCACCAACATCACTACTGGTGAAGTACGCACCACCAGAAACACTGATTGTATATTCCGCGTGGTAATCCCATTCACCAGAACCACCAGTGATGGTCATCGTTCTGTCAGACGTATTTCTTCCATCATAGCTAAGGCCAGAATCAACAAAGAAAGCATCTTCATCGCTGGTAAATAAACGGCTGGACAGTCTCTCGATGTATCTCACTGTTTGCCCGTTAACGGTTCTGTTAACGACGAAATACACCGCATCTTCATTGCCTTCGCTGATACTGCATGTGCTTTCATATTTTCCGGTACTGGATTGTGGTGCCCATGCAAAAACCTGCTGATCACGCAAATAGGTCATCACCAGTAATTTACCGTCATCACGAATGCAGAAGGCACTGGAGTAAGGGACAATCGAGAAGCACCAGTCAACAATGCTGTGCTTCTGAAAAAGATGATTGGCAAGGATAGTAAGGTCGTTCCCCTGATAGCCGTCAACATCGAATGAATAGGCCAGATCACGGACAACACTGCCTTTCTCCTGGACGAACAGAGCAATATTCGCCACGGCAATTGGTGGGACGTTGCTTGAGCCATTTGATCCCTGAGAGCTGAATGCAAATGATGATGGGGTTAACACTTTGTTCTGGTCGCCGGTGATGACGTACTCACCTCCGGAAGTCAGCGCCACCAGCGAACCAACATCAATCAGGTGGCGGATCTCATTAACCTGACGCCCGGCATAGGTGTAGATAATTCTATCGTCATCCTGCGTAGGATTGCTTTTGCCAAAATCCTTATAATCCCCAGTACGGCTGGCCCAGATAGTCTGAGGGAACGCAGTCGATGCGGCGAAGTAAAGACGCTGTTGATAATAAACAACAGTGCCAGGATAACCATTAACACTGTTCCAGGCATATTTAGCCCATTTATAGCTGGCATTATCCTCGCCAACGACCTGCGAAGGGATATAGGAAATCACCTCAGCAGTTGCAGTAGTGCCATTTACAGCAGTTATACGGGCAATGCCAAAACCACTGTGCAGATACTCCCACTCAATGCCAGTATCATCATCACCGGAGCCGCCCCAGCCATCCCATGATGTGCCTTCTGTATGCGAAGGGCGCAAAGTGCCTGTTTTGCCTGCTGTAACGGCGCGATAGTAGTTACTGTCTGCACGGCGAATATCGCCAATCGACGTACTCTTACTGGTTTCCCATACCGGTACTGAATCCACTGCTGGCTGTTCCAGATAGAACAATTTGCCAACCTGCTCCGCGCCAAAAATAGAGGCGCTTGCCGTTAACGTAATTGTCCCGGTGCTGGCGCTGGCATAAACCGTCACTGACTCGTCAATATTGATATCTTCAAATGGCCCGTTCTTCGTTACCACATCAACCAGTTGCCAGTTGTCATGCGCATAGCGGCGCAACTCTTTCGGCGGGTATGCCGGATGAACCAGCGTAAGCACGTCTGCGCTTTGCGTGAATTTAATTCTGAACAGATCGGCTTCAGTATATGGCGTGGCAATTTCATAAATAACATTGCTGCTGTTCAGCACCAACGCACCATCTTTGATAACGCGCATGTACTGGTGTCCGAACTCCAGAGCATAGGTCTGAACCGTCGAGAACTGGAACGGGATCAGGCGGCATTTCCGATTTGGGTATTTGGCGGCACCAACAAAACGCGTACCAGGTCGATTCTCAACGCCGCCATACTGCCGCACGATAAAGTTATCGCACTTGCGCAATGCCACCTGGTACTTCGCCATGTCGATACGACCATACAACGATGGTCCAATCTCACCACCGGCAAAGCTGGGCTGGATCCAACTGATAGCCATCAGGACAACCTCGCAATGGTAAACTCGTCAACCGGTGGCTGTGGTTCCTGTGATTCATTCTGGCTATGCGAGCCAGCACTAAGAATCACGCGATTGTACATATTGAGGGCAAACGTACCGAGGTCTGCATTCCCAGTCAGCGCCATGTTAATAGCTGCCGCAAGACGCCAGGCCAACGCCTCCATAAAAATGGCATCAAACATGTTCACATCTGTAACGCGAGAGACATACTTGAGCCATGCCTGAGGCTGGTCTGTGTAGATCAACTTTCCTGTTCCGTTGGTGTCTGCACCAACTTCGTACTGAACGCGCATTGGTGCTGCTGGATTGCGTACACCAGGAAGCATAATTTCAGTAATGCGCAGACAATCGGACGGGTACTGGTACGCATATTCCCAGTCAAGCGGTGGATTGCTCGTATCTGCAAGCGCCACGCGTTTGGTAGCAAAGTTCCAGTCAAAATCAGAAAGCACAGCATCACGGCAGGCCTCAAAGTGCAGCGAACATTCCCCCGCTTCCTTGTTGGCTTCCGTCAGGCTGTTAATGCTGCGGCTATTGCCAATATTGGACAGCGCACGATTACAGATCTCTACTACAGAGGCCATCACTCACCTCCGTTACCGTACAGAGTTTCAGCCGCTGATTTTTCTACATCCCCGGAAACAGGAGCAATCGCCATATCAGTGATCTGCAGATCGGCGCTGCGATTAACACCATCGTCAGTTTCTCTGGCAGACAGGCCTCGAATAACAGCCTTTGCAGTTATCATCACTTCTGTTCCGACGCCCTGAGGTTGCGCCTTCAGCTTATTCAATGTGTCGTTATTAAGAGTGATGCACAGCCCCCACGGGTATTCATCGCGAGTTCTGGTTTCTCCGCTCTCATCCTGGTAGCTGTCAGTGCCGGTTTTGAGGTTTACGAGTTCCATATACACTCCTGCAATAAAGGGGCCGAAGCCCCTTGTCTGATTCGCGAGGCTTACACGCCCAGTTCTTTACGCTTATCTGCGATCTTCTCGCGGAGCGTTTCGGCTTTGGCGTTATGGCGTGGCTTCTCGTTAAAGAGCAATTCGTACTCTTCACGGAGCTTATCCAGTTCACCATCATCTGACACATCGTTGATGATTTTGGTGCTGGTTGCTGCCATAGACACCTTTCCTGCTACCTTTGCTTTTGCCTGTCTGGCTGCATCGTTAACAGGTTCCAGTGCGCTACCAGGCTCACCTTCGTATTCGATTTCTGCCCCCTCCGGCCACAGTGTGTTATGGATATGAGAGAGGCGCAGAACGCGGTATCTTGGTTTCTCACCTGACATCGAAATCACCTTAACCAGTTACTTTTGAGCGGATCGGGTACGGTGTATTGGCATCAACATCCAGACTGATACCCGCAGTGAATTTGCCGGCCGTTAGTGGGCCAGTTGCGACGGAGTAGTTAACACGCAGATATCGCTGAACACCGGCAGGCACCTTTGCAGAAACAACTCGTTTACCTGCTGTCAGGGTAGCCTTTGCCAGTGCGCCACTATCATAAATAGTGGACCATGAGCTGTTATTCTCACTCGTCTGCAACTGGATGTTTACAGTTGCCTCACCACTTGCCGTGGCGGCTTCGTTAACCAGCGCCCAAAACTCAAGCGGGTAACCCACGCCGATATCGCGACGATTTCCATCAATTGGACCTAGATCGATTACGTCAGTAGAAGCCGCGGTATCAGTTACCGCCTGTGCTTCGGAGAACATCAACAGTTTGTCGGTGATCATCTTCTTTCTCCATTAGTGGGCCTGTTACGACCCACAGGTTAATAACAGGCGTTACACCACGCGGGCTTCTGTTTCCAGAAGCGCATCAGTTTCACGGATTGGTACACCACGGAATGAAGTCCACCACTCGCCTTCTGTCTCTTTTACGCTGATCGCCAGAGATGTTTTCTCCAGAGATTGCAGATCAAGAGCCTGGCCTACAGTGCGGTTCATGTAGAACACCGGGCGACCCATTCCACGGTTTGGAATGCGATGCAGTGCTTTAACCATCAACTTCGCAATATTTGCGGCAGAGGAAGGTTCTGAAAGATTGCTGACATCGATGTTTGCAATGCGAACAACATAACGCCAGTCACGCAGAGCAAGTCCGTTGTCCCATTTGTAATGGGTGCGATAGCCTTCGTACTTGCCGCCATTAGCATCTTCCAGTGTCACCTGGCCTTTATCTTCCATCTGGATGCCAGCCTTCTGCCCTTTCGGGAAGATGCCATGCACGGTGTTTTCGCCCCACACCACTAACCAGATTGAGGTGTTATCTGTACCCGTGCCACCAGCATCAATGATGTTCTGAGCATTACCCGCAGACAGGCTGGAATAGCGGGAGGACAGTCCCATAAACTGCTGAGGGTTAACGCTGGAATCACCATAAAACAGCGTCTGCGCCATCTGCTGATTCATCGCTTCAATAAATGCGCGGTCTTCAGACAGGCGGAATTCAGCGGTATTGCCGTTCAGATTAGCCAGTGACTTATCGACTTCAGCATAGGTTTCCAGCATGCCAACGGAATCGGTTACCTGCACTGTGGTTGATTTGCTTGGCTGTACGCCATAGTTCAGCAAACGCCAGGTAGCTGAAGGTAAACCAGAACGAATGGTGGTTCGGTGTCCGGTAGGAAGGTTCCCTTCGACAAAAGGCATATCCTGAAGGATCGGGTTAGTTTGACCGAGAAGCTCGATAATCTTATCGACTTTCCCGTTTGGATCGACGCGCTTACCCCAGTCAGCCAGCGTTAGCGCAGTTAAGCCTTTAACAGCCATTGTCATTTCCTCTCTTATTTGCCATAGAGCACTTCGGCCGCACTACGCTGGCCTTCATTACCACCGGTGACCATGCCATCTTCAGACATCGCCTTTCCGATTTTCACGAACGTTTTGACCAGATCAGGGTGATTACCCAGCCCGGTGGTGTTCAGATATTCTTTGAGTTCAGGTGTCCCGAACTGGTCAAGCGCACGCTGTGCGGCGCTAAGGTTAGAAATCAACTTGTCGCCACCGATTTCTTTGTCAGCTTTTACATCCGCAGCCCACTGCTCGGTTGTTTTCTGCCAGGCTTCTGCCTGGCGCTGCTGAACACCTGCCAGAATCTTCGGATAAGCATCAACCAGCTTTTGCGCTTGCTCGTTGGTCAGGTTAAGTTCTCGCGCCACCGGCTCGAATTCCTTCAACGCTTCTGTATCCAGCTCTACGCCTTCGGCAGCCTGAAACTCGTACTTCTCAGGCGCACCCTCTGGTTTATCGCCGTCCTTTTTTTCATCCTGCTTATCGTTTTCAGGCTTTTTGTCATCAGCAGGTTTATCGCCATCAGCAACAGGTTGTGGCTTATCACCTTCCTGTTGTGATGGATCACCAACTGGAGCAGGGTTATCACCTGCAGGCGCTGACGGTTCTGACGCAGCCGGAGCTGCTCCACCATCGACTGGTTGCTCATTGCAAAGACGGCGATACAGCAAACGCTCAAATAAATTCATGATCACTCCTGTTCACTGGCCTCTTTGGCCATCTTCAAATACTGTTCAGGGCAATGCGCCATAACGCGCTGAAACAGTTCCAGCGCCAGATTGCGTTGCCCCTCATTAAATGCCATTGCCATAGCGTCCATCGGTGAGATAGCGGAAAACACACGGCCTTTCTCCAGCACCGACCAGACAACGCGACGCCCCTGTTTACTGCTCATGACAAAGCGAATGTCATCAATTTCACGCTGCGCCATGTCACGTTGCTTACGGGCGTTTTCTTCTTTCAGTTGATCGTCTTCGTAATCTGTCATTGTGATTGCCCACCCTGACCACTAACTGCATTCGCCATAGCTGACAAAACACTCGGATCAGAAGTTTTAGCTTCGCTTAGCGTTTTGGCACCCTGTGCCGCCGCCATCCCCATCGCCATCATTTGTTGCTGCTGTTGCTGCTGTGCCCGTTGCTGGCGAGCCTGCTCAACCTGTTCCTGCGGAACAATGACGGTTGGAGACACTCCGGACATATCAGCGAATGCATCGATCGCCTGATCAACGTTGAGTTTGTCGAGAGCTTCTGGTTTCGCTTGCGCAAGTTGACCAATGAAGTTAACCGTGGACGCCAGACTGGACAGGCCGATAGACTTCTGCGCCTGAGCCATGACGGAAATGTATTCGACCTTCAGGGGCATACCTTCCATCACGTCTGGCGGTGGCGGCAGCATGTTTTTACGCACCATCATCGAGAAAGAGCGATCAATGAGAGGATTAAGACATTCGTCGTTCAGGCGCTCCAGAACCGGCCCCAACATCAGAAGTTTTTCTTCTTTCATTTCGATCACCGCTTCCACAGGCATCGAGCGGGTATTGATGTTCTGCAACATCATGAACAGATCGACAAAGTAGGCGCTGTTAATGATTTGACGAGTGTCCTGAATGTCTGCCACCAAATCTGCTGTACTGGGGTTAACCAGATAAGCAGGCCTGAAACCATCCTGACCAGTAATCTGATCGATATACGTGATGTCGCCAGGAAGAAGGGAGGCACGCTGATTCTTGAGGGAAGTCGGAGCAACCATCGGCGGATTGGTGGCTTTATCAATCAACTGCGACTTGCGCTTCTGGAGAAGCTGCAATGCCTTAACAGGTCCAAGCGCCAGCATACCAGGGCATGATGATCCATAAACATCTTCGCCATTAACTTCCCAGCGCGGAGCCATAATTGGAAACTCATCGAATCCGGACTCACGCAACAACTTGTCGTTATCGCCACCAACCTCGTAATAAACCGATTTGAATGGCTTGTTCTTGCTATCCAGCTTCGATGTATCGCGGTCAATGTTCGGGTAAACCGAATGCATCACTTCAATCCACTTCTCGTAGGTGCCGCTTTCCCACATGCTTTTTACGGATTCGCTGACGTTATTTAGCCCGAACTCCTGAACAAGCTGACGAACAGTCATAGAGAACTTGCGAAAACAGGTGTCCACACTGCCACGAGGTGAGTTAGCCAGGTAGTAACTGCCTATCGGGAATGGCATTGTGCGAATGATGTCCTCATCATCCTCCAGCACTGCCATTGCACCAGTGCTATATGTGCCTAGGCTTCCGTATAACTGCGGCAGTGACTGATAGAGATTCGACTTATTGAACATATCGTTCATGCGGTTCTGCACCGCCTCAAGCCACAACTTAACAGGGCCATAATCCATCATTTCAGGATCTGGCGTAGCCAGGCGAAACCACGGACGCGCGGGGCTTGTGATGCCTGACATCATGCCGCTGGCGAGAGTGCGCGCCGCCATAGTCCCGGTCGAATCAATAATGCGTGTATTGCGTCGATCGTTACGGTTGACCTCAGAAGTCAGAAAGCGGGAACCACGCGGGTTGATGTAATCACTCAACTCGCGCCAGTGCGGCTCGAACGACTGACGCTCGCTTTCAAGTTGTGCGAACTGTTTGTTCAATCGCTCTTTAGTTGTTTCCGCCATTTCAATGACTCCGGTTACTGACCAAGCAGCGTTTTACCGCTGGTATTAGCGGTTGATGTGTCGCCCTGAGAACCGGTAAGCAGCGTAGAACTACGACCAGCAGCAGCGCGACGGCGACGTGTTTCTTCGTCGCGGGCATCAACAACGGCGGCATCCTGCTCCTGTGGTGCTGCCTGAACTTCTGGTGTTGCAGGCACTGATGGTGAGCTACCCATGCACATATCAATGACTCCGTACGCAATTAAATTATTACCAATTTAACCACATATGATTTATTTATCGTAGAAGGTTGACATTTGACGCGTGAATTATTACCTTTCAGGTAACTAAAGAGCTCATTCCGGCTACTAACCTGACTGGCTTGTCGTTAAATTGAACAGGTAGAGTGAGATTTTATTTTGAGCAGTACGGCGTATGGCACATGCGCCGATAGCGGTCTGGATACGTTTAAGGGGCACCCTCCCTTGCTCGGGCAAACGAACCAGGTAGCCGGAATGTGCAAGTCGAGCGGTTTTATTCCGCGCACGGGGATTCACCATCCCGGCGATTCGGTGTGACGCCTCGGAAGAGACGAGGGTACAACGATGAGAGCATTTATGGAGCCGCGACAAAGTGTGGCGCCTTAACAGGCTAAGTGCTCTCAGCGTTGTGGCATTAGCTCAGTTGGACAGAGCAACCGCCTTCTAAGCGGTTGGTCGCAGGTTCGAATCCTGCATGCCACGCCAGAATCACGCCTAAGGACCGTGATACCAGAAGTTCCAGGTGCTTGGCGGTGATGGTTTCCCTTGAAGGACTATCACCGCCCTTTTTACAGCAGGACGCCATTGCGATGACTTCATGCTGTAAACCCGTACAGCCACGGAAGGCATAACTCATTGCTTCCAGTTCGCCCGGTTCGCCGGGCATTTTTTTAAGGTGAGATTATGAACGACCAGCAAATCGAAAAAGAAATCGTTGAGAAAGGCAAAACGGCACCGCGCGTTACGCCAGACCATATCGAAGGCATTATTGCTCAGGAGGCATATTTCACAGCAGAAGATGGTGCCTTTGGCAAAGCCATAAAAGCGAAACATACTGGCGGAGAGGTAAACTACCAGCCGCACGAATCACTTTCTCTGCTGACGTTCTGCGTCCTGGTGCTGCGCAACGGCTTCACCGTCACCGGAGAGAGCGCCTGTGCAAGCCAGGAAAACTTTGATGCAGAAATTGGTCGGAAGATTGCCCGGCAGAATGCTGTAAACAAAATCTGGATGCTCGAAGGTTACTTGCTGAAGCAGAAGCTAAGCGAGCAATAACACCGTGACATGTCACAAACAGCCAGCCGATGAGCTGGCTTTGTTTTATCCTCATCAGAGGATATCAACGACATTATCCCCACCAGCGGATTAAGCATATGGATCGTAATCTGTGATGGCCTTGCCTTGCTGGTTCTGCTGCCCGGGAATTCGCAGACGCTTCGACACAGGGAACGCAAACGTCAGCAGTAGCGCATCGCCTTTACCAGGAGAACGCCCAAGCCGCTCCTTGATATCTTCCTTCGGTTCGATAACGATTTTACCGTCCACTCGAACTTTGTACTCTGCCGCAGACAGGTCGTCCGCTGTTTCCTGGTCATCCAGCATGCCGCCCAGCCTCAGCCATGTCTTACATGAGTTGAACATCTCCCCACGCTTGTTAAGCATCTGCGGGTCAGTGGACGCACCGCCGAACGGAACAAGTTGCCATGTACGTCCCCAGCCATCACCGATTGACTTCAAACCGGTTCCGTAACCGAAGTCGATGAACACCGCGTCAGCCTGATACTGGTCTTCAAAGTCAGCGATACGCTTCGCCATAATCAGATCGTCGGTTGTCTTGTTGCCAGTCCATAGCACCTTACTGTGCAGCCCCTGCCGCAGGTATATCGCCGCGTCATCAACGCCTGAATATGCCGGGTCAACACCGATTATCACCGGAGCATGCGCCACCTGCGCAGCGGTTACCACCCGTTTCATTGCCTCATCAGTAAGACCGGTAGGGATAAACTGCAATTCAGATGCATCAGGGAATATGCCGCGCACACGGATTTTAACGAAGTCGCTGTCTTCCCCGTAGTCATCAACCCATTTCTGCAACTGCTGTTTGTTAGTGCCTTCCACCGTCCGGCTGTCAATCTGCGCAGTTTTCCAGCGGTGTTTATATTTGCGGAAACATTCACGGAATCGCCCGGTATTACGCGTCGGGTTTCCGAACGCCACCCAGATAATCTCAGTGTCTTCGTCCGTTAGCGCACCTTCGGCAACTTCCCACACCAGATCCGCAATATTCGACGCTTCATCGAATACCACGATGATGCGTTTGCGCTCGTTGTGTAGTCCGGCGAATGCCTCAGTGTTGTGCTCAGACCAGGGGATTGCGTCAGCTCGCCACCGCTTGTCGTGTCCAGGGTCATTGCTGTACATCGCGGTAGCTGTACAGGTAAACCAGTCTTTCGTGATAGCAAGGTTTGACCACTTGATAATTTCCGGCCAGGTCTTCGTTCGTAGCTGGTTGTCGGTGTTGGCGGTCACCACGACCTTACAATCCTCGCAAGTGGACATGCCCCAGTTGATCAGCATTGAGATGAATGCGGATTTACCAATACCGTGACCCGAAGCACGTGCCAGCATAAGCGGCTGATAGCGCGTCTCTGGATTCTGCAGGTGATCACGTATCTCTCGGAACGCATCGGCCTGCCACTGACGTGGACCGGTGGCATGTGCCAGTTCAGTACCCTCTTCCCCCCACGGGAACGCATAGAGGGCATAGCCAAGCGGATCGTGAGTGAACCCTGCAATATCCTCGATCAACTGCTCTTCAGGAGATAACGCTGTATCTGTCACTGATTACCATCCTGACGTTCTTTGAGTCGCTTCCTGGCTGCTGCTATGCGATCAGCAATTGTCACATTCACATTAACATCCAGACGTTCTTTGAACGCGTTGACATCAACATGCTTACCAATCAGTTCTAGGTTCTTCACCTTGTCAGGCCATTTAATTTTTTTGAGGATTGTCTCTATCGAATCCTCGTTCATGTTCATGATGGTCGATGACAGATCAAAGCCACTAAGCGTAGTGCGCCAGATTTTCGGCCACTCACGGATTGGTTTAAGGCTCCCATCGTCGTTGAGGATATCGATCACGTCCATCTGGTCGATCTCCACCAGGCGCATGAGAACGTAATCAGCACTGACGCGCATTCGTTTGTTGCGCTCCTCCATCAACTCGGCAATCCGTTTTTGAATGCGTTCATCGCGCATCATGACACTGGCTTTAACTGCCGCTGTATTTGGGGAAAATCCTGCGTTAATCGCTGCCTGAGTCTGGTTTTCAGGCGTTTTGATGTATGACTGGCAATAAGCCTCCTGCATTGCTGTTAGTGGCTTAAATTGCGTTGATTTGCGTTTATAGGTTTTAGGTTCAGCAGGCATCATAACCACCGTGGTAATAGTTACCGTTGTGGTAATAGTACCATGCAAAATAAAGCCGCCATAGTTGGCGGCAGTATTCAAAACCCATCAAATTCATCATGCATAATCTACTCGTGACATGTCACACTATTAATTTCGTTTCATGCCAGCCTTTAGTCACCCAGCATTGCGAGTCACCATTACACGGGCATGAATTTACAGGAACTCTCTCGCCGCACTTACCGCAACGTTTTCTGCTGATCGATTTTATACGCCAGTGCACGCGTGCATCATCCTGGCGGATCAGTAACGCTATATACTCACCAAATTCGTAAGGCGCACGCCCGGGGCGACGCGTGGCACAGTTACGCTCCAGCATTTCAATTTCCTGAGCATCAAGCACAATCTCCAGCTTACGCACACCAGATGCAGCTTGTCTGGCTCTCTGAGCGGCTTTGCGCTCTGCTGCTGATTTAGCCATCAATATTTACCTTTATCGCGAACACCTTTACCGGTTTATCTCCTTTGCATGGCACGTAATTTTTTCAGATGGTTCTCCTGCTCTGTTTCAGCCAGGATCTGGTGATATTCTCTGTGATCAATGTGTTCGAATAAATTATTGAATTTTCGGATGCACACTCTTCCAGGATAGCCATCCATCCTCTTGAAGAACACTGAGTGATCAGTACTACGAATGATTTTTACTGGATAGCCAGCGCTATCGGTGTATATCTGACCACGTTGAATCAGAGAGAACATTCGTTTATCCCCAGATAAAAATATAGCAATACCAATTACATAAAATACTTCAGGCCAAGCATCATTTCACCCCTGCGGCGGTTCTGGTAGAGGCATCCAGTGGGTTACCTCTTTGAGATACAGGTCTTCGCCATCACCGTCATCCCAAGTGGGATTGCCATCATTAAACCAGTCGCCATATACGCCGACCTGAGTGTTGGGGATGTTTGGTGGGTAGTTGTTTTTAAAGTCAGCTGCTAACACATAGCATTGTCGCTCTCCCATTTCTGGCATTCGCTCACTACAGCTTATCCAACCATCCGGAGTTACCGGATAGTTTCCGGGTTCTTTAATGTGCAAGCGAGGCTCACCATCTTTTGGCTCAGGCCACTGGCGCTCCATGTTGATCTTCAATTTATCTTCCATAGCAGCGGTAATTTCAGCATCGCTGATGCCAGCACGGCGCTGTGCATCCCACAACAGAAACTGCATATCAGCCCACTCGCTAAGATCGTCTGGTTCGGCTGCGGCTTCCAGTGCCTCTTTTGAGAGATGTTTCAGCGGACCAATGGGGCCAACGCAGCCAAATGTGGAGTCAGACCATTTGGCATGCTCGTGGCGAATCTGTTCGCGTTCCAGTGATGCCAGTGCAATTCGTGCCAGTTCCATTTGTTCGCCACGAGTAAGTCCGTTATCAAGCGGATTTTTAATGAATAATTTGATACGTTCTTTGGTTATAGCGCTCATATCACTCTCCTTTGATGCGAATGCCAGCGGCGCGGATTGCAGCGATGACCTCAGAAACTTTGTATGCCATTACCGTTTGGTAATCCTCGTGAAAATCTGTTCGATGAAGCATGCTGCTACGTTCTGGGAGCGATATTTCCCGTGCTTCCAGTTCTGCTATGCGCTTCTCTGCGGATTCCAGCGCCGCAACCAATTCGTCTACAGTTCCGGCAGCTTGCAGTGCGTAATCGGTAATAGCCATCTCATGATCAATTTCAGTACCGTTCTCATTCGTTGAGGTGATAGCAAAATAATCAGAGTCGATTTCGTTATCAGCTAAGTGGCGTAGCGTATCGGCAACAAGCCGGCCGTTTTCGATTAGCAGCTTCCCAACCGTAAGAGCAATTTCCTCGTTCTCCTGGTCGCGGGATTTGATGTACTGCTGGTTTCTTTCCCGTTCATCCAGAAGCGCCAGCACAGTAGCCGGATTGGCTGCGGCGATGAATTCAGCATTGGCCTGCTGTTCCATTTGGAAATCTTCATCGAAACCGCTTTCAGGATGCGCTCCTTCAATTCTGCAAATGGGAATATATCCAGC